ACCTAGACCAAACCGGATCAGCCGAAGATCACCTCCGATCTTTCTACTATGACCCTGTTCCGCCGGTTCCGAGCGGGTACCAGAAAGATGTTGGCCGCCTCCTGTGGTACTGAAGCTTCAGCCTTTCGAATACAAGCTTATCTTAAGGGTACCGGTGGAACCTCAGGAAAAGAGAACTAGTTTTATGGGTTTGACTGGTTTAGTTGGGGATAGAACTCTGGAGGTTAGGAGCGTGGTTTGACAGGTTCCCTGTTATATATAGATCCACTGGAACCGGCAAGCTTTTAAGCTTGGGATAGAACCACTGGAACCGGCGCTGTAAATCCACTGGAACCGGTGGAACCGTAGATCCACTGGAACCGAACCCTCTTCCACTTCGAACCTCTGGAACCAAACGTCCTCTTACTATATAACATCTTCTTAAGGGAACCTCCGGAACTTCTCAAAAAAGTCGTCATGGTCGTCGTCAGGTCGCCCGACGGTCGGCCGTTAGGGTCGCCAAAGTCGCCGGACGGTCGCGGACGGTCGGCCGGACATTGGCCCTTGCGGTCGGCCCGTCGTCTGTGAGACGATGGCCGCACGGCGTGACGGTCTCGCATACGCGGACGGCGCCGGTACGAATGGAGGTCCATCGTGACCACGGACGACAAGGCGACTCCCGCGACTCCCGCGCAGACTGCGCCAGAGGCCACAGGACGGCCGCAGAGGCGCCGCAAGGCGCAGACTGGCCCGAAGTCCCTGCTATCTACGGGTGAGACCGTGAACGCGGGCACGCTGGCCGCCATGATCGGTGACAAGGCTGGGTCACACCGATGGGCGCTCGGCCGCAAGGTGAATGACAAGCGAGTCCGCAGCGTGGCCCGTGAGTCAATCGAGCGACTCTCGGCCGAGAATCGGACCGGGTACACGGCACACGCGTACTCGCAGGACGAGGCCGACGCCATCGTCTCGCAGATGCAGTCGGCCGGACGCGGCGCGCCGACCGCGAACGCGAACGCGCTACGGGCGCGGGCAGCGGGCAAGGCGTCCTCATGATGGCCGCGTGCATCGTGTGGGGCTGCCCGCGCGTCGTGGCCGCAGGCGTGGTCGAGCGTGGTGGCGCGATGTGTGACCGCCATGCGTCGCCCACGTGGCCGCTGGACGTTGACGGCGTAGGCGACCCCTACACGTACCCGGAGTCCAGCGACCTTGCGTACTGCATGGCCGAGGGGCTCACGCTGGCCGAGGTCGCAGCGCTCACGGCCTAGACTCGACAGGCGGGACCGGCATAGCGCTAGTCCCGCCTGCTCACGGTCCCAAAGGGGATGTTCCAGGTAGAGAAGATGAAGTAGTTTTCTCTGCCGGATCTGATTTAAACCGGTTCCACTGGTACCTGGCCGTGACTGACAGACCGGGCCAGGCACTAGAAGTGCTCCATGAGGCTCCAGGAGAGCCAGGACGGCTTCTTAGGCACTGCCCAGGCAAATTGACCCATTAAGGCTAAGTTCTGATTATACAGGCCGTCCTGGAGCCACGTAGAACTATTTCGATGATGTAAACCAGAAATGTAGGAGCTTACTGCTTAAACCACGCTGAGGGTAATTCCAGTTTGTTCCAACGAAACTTGATCCACCCACGTCTCTGTACCTATGAAGTGATTGAAGGTAAAGAACTAGGCCCACCTTGACAGGGTTTCTCAGAAGTAATATAATGAAACCAGATCACTTCCCAATTACATACCGAAACTGGATCCACCCACTTGGGTGTGATGCCCCTGAGATTGTAGGCATCTTAGGAGCGAAACTTCCGATTCCAGGTCGGTGAGGGTAGTTCCAGTTTGATATGGTAAGCTCTGGAACAGCTTGGAGGTAAAATGGACCCGAGCTTAGGGGATAAGCTTTATACTAAACAGAGTAGATGTTTACATGCAGAAGCTTACCTAATCTTCAACCACATCCAAGTGGTTTGTGGTCCATGCTACTTCCGAGACGGCGTGATTGGGGAGGTTCCGACCCGTATAAATACGCGCGAGACGAGCGGGCTATTCGGAGCTCCTGCTTTCGATCCTAGACTGATAGACCACATCATGGTATCATCGGGGTTGGTTCCACCAGCACCCGATCAAACCCTCAAAGAATTCAGAGAACAGCGACGCAGGCAATCATACCCATCACCGAAGAAGTATCCATTCACCTCTTCCCTGTGGTCACTGATGGGGTTCCAACCTCCGCTGGCGCGCGTGCTCGTGAAGTTCTGTGTAGGGTATAGTGAACTTGAGATATCTGATCAACTGGACTTATCTCTCTACAACGTATCGGATAGATTGAGAAAGGCTGTTCACGTAGGACAGAAGTTTCTGGGGAACTGATGGTACAGAAGAAGTCTCTTTCTGAGAATCAGGTAAAAGCGAAGAGAGAACGTGCATTTCGTCGTAGGCAAGAACGGCGGAAGGCTGAGGGCGGTGCTAAGGATATAAAGACTGGTGATCGATTCGAGATCGCAGTTCTGCCAAAGACTGCTGCTCCTTACAATGCTCACGCATCTACTGTTTCTGAGAACTTGAAGGTTTTGCGAGCACCTGCTGCTGACAAGGTTTATGAGAAGCAAATCGAGAAGCGTGCTCGGTATGCAGCGATGAAGACCCACAAGGAGATCGCTGCGCACGTGATCGCTGCGGGCGGTTCACCGAGACAAGCAGCAGAGAAGATTGGCATTACTCGACGACAAGTTCGCAGTTACATGGAAGATGCTGACTTCCGTGATCGGATTAAGGAGCTTCAGGAAACTCTAGGCAGCCGCCTGCTCGGCCGCGTGATGAAGGAGCTGGGTAGACGGACAACTCCTAAGGTAATTAAGAAGATGGAGCTTCTAGACCTCCTCAGAGTCGGAGATCGAGTGGGGCTAGGTAGAGGCAATGCCAACACAATCATCAACGACAACAGAGAAGTTCATAACTACGAAGCCACCTTCAATCAGCTCTTCCATCAAGACGCGCAGCAGCTTCCTGACTCCAGCGAGGAAAGCGCTGATTTTCCGGAACTCGAACTTACAAGTGTTGCCCTATCAGGCGGCGATTCACAAGTCGACGGCTAGATTCCGAACACTAGACGGTGGGAGAAGAATCGGGAAATCCGTCATTGGTGGAAGGGAAGCCTTCTGTCAGATGAACGTTCCCGGTTCTTTCGTGTGGGTCGTCGGGCCGACAATGGACCTTGCGGAGAAGGAGTTCCGTGTTGCTTGGAAGCTCATTGTGGACAAGAATCTCATCCCAGTTAAAAGGAAGTCCGAGCGAGAGCTGTTTATTCAGTGTGAGAATGGTTCCTTCCTCGAGTGCCGGTCTGAAGAAAATCCAGATCAGCTTATCGGAGAAGGTTTGGACTTGGTCATTCTGGCAGAAGCAGCTAGACTCAAGCTACGAACGTACGACCAGTACATCCGCCCGGCCTTGGCTGACCGGAAGGGAAAGCTTCTAGCGACGTCGACTCCCCGAGGATTCAACTACTTTTACGACTTCTACGAGCGTGGTCAGTCGGAGGATCCGAAATACAGCGATTGGGCTTCATGGATGGTACCGTCCTCAATGAATCCCATTCTTGGGGAGGAAGAGATTGAATCCGCTAGGCAAACGTCTTCTCCAGAAGCTTTTGCGCAGGAGTGGGAAGCGAAATTCATTGCATACGGTGGTTTGGTTTTTCCCGAGTTCTCCTACGAAACCCATGTCGCATCTCTCGGTCACGTCGGCGGGTACAAAACCCAACTATGGATCGACCCAGGGATCACAGCCCCATACTGCGTCCTGCTCGTCCAGATTACACCTGACGAACAAGTGCTTGTGCTGGATGAGATCTACGAGACGGGGAAAACCAGTGATCGAATTATCGATCTCGCTATCAACAAGTGGCATCCGTACATCCTCGATAAGAACGGAGCCTCGAAGTTAGATAAGGTTATCATCGATAAGGCTGCAGCGGAAGCAGCTGCTACCTGGCGATTGAGGGGATTCAGTGCTTATGGTGACAAACCTAAGATCGAACAGGGCATTGAAGTCTATCATATGTTCTTGCGTGACCCAGTACGAAGTATTGATCCAATTCGCGGGCCGCGTGGTGAATGGATCACACAGGGTCAGATTATTCCTAGAATCTTCTTTGATCCGAAATGCAAGAACGTAATCAAGGAACACGGGCTCTATCACTATCCTGATGAGACTCGCAAGAGGATCAATACGAATCCAACGAACAAGCCTGTGGATGTAGATAACCACGGGATGGATGCTATTCGCTACGGGTTGAGGAACGAATTCCCATCACTCTTTAATGATGGTGGTGATCAGGATAACGTCATTTACCTCGACCCACAAGATCTAGGCTTCGATATGGAATCTATTATGTTCGAAGGATCGGACTATTGAGATGCCTGTTGCTGATGGTACATACCGAGGCTGGTGGATCGGGGTTGTAGAACCATATGAAGGAATGGCTGTTTTCTTCATAGTTGCACCAGGTCCTGATCCTAAAATGATCTGGGGCATTAGACGCAGTTGGGATGAAGCCATTACGGCCGGTCGGAAACTTCTAGTCCAAGAGGCACAACATGAACAGAGTTCAAGAGGCCGTAGCTAGTGTCATTGGGTTAGATGAAGTCATCTCAGCTCAGGAATCACGGCTCGAAGAACTAGAGACAACCCACGGAACTGAGATTCAGGAGTACGAGGAACAGATCCAGGAGTTCCAGCGTTCGTTCGAAGCAGTAATCAGCGATAATCGACTTCTGCATCGAGCATTTGAGGATCTAGACTATCTGAATCTGTACGATATCTCGAAGATTCAGGATATCTTGCCGGGTGCTACGAAGCAGGAGACAATCAAGCGCCTGCGTCAGATGAGGCACGAGAATCCTCTGGCAAAGCAGGGTATTCGACTCATCGTTCGGTTCACACTGGGCAAGGGCGTCAGCTGGATTTGTAAGAACGATGAAATTCGCACTACACTCATGGATTTCTGGAAGGATCCAGATAATCGAATTCTTCTAACTGATCAGGAATCACAGAAGGAATTCGTTGATGAGACGGCCACTGATGGTGAGAAGTTCCTCTCCTGCTTTGAGGCTCCTCATGCGAAGCCATACCTCAAGTTGGCTGAAGTGCCAATGGAGGAAGTCGACGATATCATCTACGATCCCGACAACCGAAAGATTCCTATCTACTACAAGCGGAAGTTCCAAGAACAAGTCTATGACGGGAAGAAAGAACGATACGAGCCAAAGAACAACAAGAGTCGAAAGCCTAAAGTCCTCTTCTACCGAGATTTCCGCGTAAAGGACGATCGAATCGAGGAAGTCAAAGATAGGATTAAGATTCCTCAAGATAAGATCGCCAAAGAAGATGGCACAGAAATCAAGATGATGCACGTCTACGTCAATCCTCTGTGGACAAAGAAGGGTAGGCGTGGTATTAGCGAACTCTTCGCGTCGCGCGAATGGTTCCGTGTATTCCGTGAGTTCATGCAAGATAGGGCCATCATCAACAGGGCGGCTACTGCTGTTGCCTATCGTCGAAAGATTAAAGGTGGTCCCGCCGCTGTTGCTCGCCTCACTGGTAGACTGGGTGGGATTCCAGTTGGTACCACAGAGAATGAAACTGGTGAGATTGGAACTCTGACTCGTCCTGTGACGGGTTCAGTCTATGATCACAATGAGGCTGCTGATCTGGACTGGATGAAGACTGACACAGGAGCAGCAAACGCGAAAGAAGACGGCCGGGCACTTCTCATGGTCGGTGGTGCTGGTATGGGTATCAACATCCACTACTTCGGTGAAGGTGGGGATGCTAACCTTGCTACTGCCCAGGCTATGGAACTACCAATGGTCAAGAACTATGAAGACTGGCAGAGCTGGTTCGCATCGTTCTTGATGAGCCTCTTTGACTATGTG